GGTAATAGTACTACAGCTTCAACTGTAACAGGTGCTACATCTAACTTTAACATTGACCAAATTGGTAATTCCAATGTATTAACTTTTGATATCAATGGCGCTAACTATACAGGTACATTTAGTACAACTGGTAATAGTAACGATATAGACATTAAATGTGATAGTGGCGGAACAGTTAGTTCATGTGCCACAGTTACAGCGTCAATTATTTGGGTAGGTTCTTCAAACGACCTAGATATTGACATAGGTGAAACAGCAGACGCTACAGGTGCCAATGTTTCAATAACAGGTGCGTCAGGTAGTGATTCGAATGTAATTGCTGGTACAATTGATGGTACTAGTGTTATATTTACATTATCAGTAAATGGTGATACAAATAATTTCTTAGTTGATATAGACGGAGATGGTGATAGTGCAGGGCATACCTACATACACACACATACAGGTTCAATTGCTGATGTTGATATTACACAATCAGGTGTTTATGATAACATGATTACTTTAACAACAAGTGGTGATAACCACAATATTGATATAATACAAAGAGACTAATATGGATTGGATTTTAATATTATTATATACAGGAGTGATTACATATGCGGCTTACAAATTTTATAATTGGGTGCATAGTCTTAACCCTTACGATTTTACCCCTAAAAAGTAGCCTTGCCTCTATTGGTGAGGTTACTCAATTAGAGGGTAACGGTGTCATTGATAGAAAAGATGGTGATAAGGGTATTGTAGTAGAGAAAGAGTTAGATGTTTTCTCATACGATACTGTAAAAACAGGTAATGGTAAAGTTGGCATAGAGTTCATAGACGCTACAAGAGTTGATGTTACCCAACACTCTAAACTTATCATAGATGAATTTGTCTATGACCCTAATAGCAAAACAGGTAAACTTTCACTCAAAGCAAGTCTTGGCACAGTAAGATATGCTTCTGGTCAGATTGCAAAAAACTCAGCAACAAATGTAAAAATAACAACACCGACAGCAACGATTGGTGTTCGTGGTACTGATTTTACAATGACCATAGATGAAACAGGTTCATCAACAATTATATTATTACCGAGTTGCGATACAAATGGTAATTGTTTTGTTGGTGAGATTAGTGTAGAGTCAGACGCAGGTCAAGTTATACTTAATCAAGCATTTCAAGCTACAGTTGTCGATACAGTTGCAAGTAGACCATTGACACCTGTAATATTAGATTTAGATGAGGAGTTGATTAGTAACTTACTAATTATTTCTAAACCTGCTGAAATAGAACAAATGCAAAACGAAGAAGGATTAAACGAAGTTGCTGACGCATTAGATATTGACTTTTTACAATTTGATGATTTAGAAATAGATTACCTTGAAGAAGATGAGAGTCAGTTTAGAACAGGACTTGAAATAGATTTTTTAGAACAAAACTTTTTAGCAGATATTCTAGAACAAATCAACAAAGAATTAGCAAAGGCTATGAGAAATGAGTTTGATAAACAAAAATCAGTAGATGGTATTTTTCTAGGTAAACATCCTGAAACTGGTGTCATCATATTAGATGAGGATCCACAATGGGTATGGATACGAGAGGATGCTAGTGGCGGTTATATAGAATTAAGATTAGATAAAGAATATGGTTATGTTTTAAACATAATACAAAGTGAGTTTGAACAATACGATTTTGAGTTAGGAGGTATAGAAAATGCTATCACTATTCAGCAAATTAATTAAAGAAAATGCAATATTAATATTTGTATTATTATCAATACTATTAGTTAGCACAGTTGCAGAGGCAAGTAAGACAGCATTGATATACCACTCTAACTATTCAGACGCACATACAAATGTTAAAACACAATTAGAGGCAGATGGTTATACAGTTACCTTATCTACGACAGGCACAGTAGATGAAAACTTAATTAATAGTTATGATGTAGTTTGGGATATGAAATATAATAATAGTATTGGTAGTAATGGTAAAACAAGATATCAAAACTTTGTACAGGCAGGTGGTGTTTTAGTATTAGTTGGTGAGAACAATCAAAACTTTAGTAATAACAACCAAACTATTGAAGCATTTATAGAAAACAAATTAGGTGGTACAGTAGCACTTGTTGGTAATAC